AACATCAGTGGCATTGGGCTGAACCATTGCGGCGTCTACATCGGTGATGGCATGGTGCTACATCATCTCCGTGGGCGACTGAGCAGCAGGGATCTATATGGTGGTGGTGGCTGGCTTCAGAAATGCACTGGACGTAGACTGCGCCATCCCAGCTTCCTTACAATGGGCGGAGGCTAGAGGGTCGTCATGCTGCGCAAGATCAAGCTGTATGGACGCCTTGCCAAGTTTCTCGGGCAGCGTGTGTTCGAGGCGGATGTTGCTAGTGCGGCCGAAGCAGTGCGCTTTTTGCTGGTGAACTTCCCGCAGCTTGAAAAGCACATGGCGGATCAGCACTACCGCGTCAGTGTGGGGAAATATGCCTTAACTGCAGAAGAGCTTCAAGATCCTGCAGGGCAACAGGAGATCAAGATTGTTCCGGTGTTGGCTGGGGCAGGGGGTGCAACTGGGCGAATCATCGTAGGGGCACTGTTAATTGCAGGAGCATTTTTCACGGGAGGAGCGACTATTGGGCTTTTGGGGCTAGCGGCTCCCGTCGCTGTTAGCACCGTCTTGGCAGGCATTGGCGCAACATTAGTGCTTGGCGGTGTAGCTCAACTCCTCACCCCAACGCCCAAAATCAATGCCCCCGGAACATCGCAAGACAATAATGACCCACGCAAGAGTTACAGCTTCAGCGGCATCCAGCAAACCAGCAGGCAAGGCGTGCCAGTGCCGATTGTTTACGGCGAGACTGTCGTCGGCAGTGTCGTGATCAGCGCCGGTATTGACACCGTGCAGGTGGTGGCGTGATGACACAAATTTACGGTGCTGGCGGCGGCGGTGGTGGTAAAGGTGGTGGTGGTGGCTCGCAGCAAACTTCTTACACGCCAAGTATTGCGCCAGACAGCCTTGATTCAAAGCAATACGCCACTGTCCTTGATCTCATTAGTGAAGGCGAAATTCAAGGGTTAAAAGATGGTCTAAGAAGTATTTTTCTAAATAACACACCGATTCAAAATGCTAACGGATCGTTAAATTTTCAAAGCGTTACTGTTGATACGCGTAATGGCATACAGGACCAGCCATATATTCCTATCGCGGGTGATCCTAAAGATGCAAAGCCCGTAGGAGTTGAAGTCCAATATGGCAGCCCGGTTACTAGGCAGATCGCCGATTCCAACGTCGACGCGGTTCGTGTCACGATTACCGTGCCGCAGCTTCAGGCACAGGGTGATAAAGGTGATGTTGGGGGAGCAGATTTCAGCCTAAGTATTGCTGTTCAGTATGACGGTGGTGGATTTCAAATTGTAGTAACAGACGGCATTTTCGGTAGAACCGCAGATCCATATCAGCGTGATTATTTAATCAATCTTGCTCCTGGCTTTACAACAGCGGATATTCGCGTCACGCGTTTGACGGTGGCAGATGCTGACCGAGTGGTGCAAGGAGTCGTTTCTATTACTAGCAATTTCAACTGGACCAGTTACACCGAGATTATTTACGCCAAATTAAAATACCCCAACAGCGCACTGGTTGCGCTGCGCGTTGATGCGGAACAGTTCAATGCCATCCCGCAACGCTCTTATTTAATCCGTGGCATCAAGGTTCAGATTCCAAGCAATGCCACAGTTGATAGCACTACCGGCAGGCTGATTTACAGCGGCATCTGGAATGGTACGTTTGGCGCTGCTCAATGGTGCAGCGATCCTGCGTGGATCCTGTGGGATCTGCTAACAAGCACTCGTTACGGCTTTGGTGATCACATCCAAGCAGCTCAGCTTGACAAATTTGCTTTTTACAGCGCCAGTCAATATTGCGCTGAGTTGGTGCCTGATGGATTCGGTGGTATAGAGCCGCGTTTCTCCTGCAATGTCAACATTCAGACAGCAGAAGATGCGTACAAGTTGATCAACGATATGTGCTCCGTGATGCGGGTGATGCCGTATTGGAGCACTGGTGCGCTGACGATCAGCCAAGACAAACCAGCAGATACGGCGTATCTATTTACGCTGGCGAACGTCACTGAAGAAGGTTTCAGTTATCAAGGCGGCAGCCGCAAAACACGCCCTACGGTTTGCGTTGTCAGCTACCTAGATCTTGAGACCAGAGATATTGCGTATGAGGTTGTTGAGGATGCCGAAGGCATTCAAAAGTACGGCGTCGTCAAGACTGAAATCAGCGCTTTCGCTTGCACAAGTCGCGGGCAGGCATATCGGATCGGTGAATGGCTGCTGTATTCCGAACGCTACGAGAGCGAAATTATCAGCTTTACTGCTTCGATTGATGCTGGTGTGGTTGTACGCCCAGGGCAGATTATTGAAGTAGCGGATCCAGTCCGCACTGGCTCACGACGTGGTGGTCGCATCGCAAGCGCAACAACGACTGCAATCACGGTAGACGATGCCACGGGCTTGACTGCTGCTGGCGCTGAACTGTCAGCGATCATGCCTGATGGCACAGTCGAGACTCGCAGCATTGCATCCATTGCGGGCGATGTGATTACGGTCTCCACTGCGTTCAGCGTGGCACCCAATGCCAATAGTGTTTGGATTTACCAGACAAGCAATATCCAAACCTCAACGTGGCGGGTGCTTACCGTTAGCGAGCAAGACGGGCTGCAGTATTCAATCAGCGCTATTGCATATAACGCCAGCAAATATGATTACATCGAGCGTGGCACTGCGCTGGAACAGCGTGATATTACAGACCTGAACATCACTCCAGAGCCGCCAACAAATTTGAACGCAGAAGAAGTGCTATATGACGCAGGAGGCGTTGCCAAGGCCAAGCTGATCGTCAGCTGGCAGCTAGCAGCAAATGCACCTTTCTACCGCGTCGAATGGCGTAGGGACAGCGACAACTGGACTATTCAAACAGTCAAAAGAACAGATTACGAAATTCTTGACACTATAGAAGGCATTTACGAAATAAAGGTTTACAGCATTGGTACAAACCTGCGCTCATCAATACAGCCTGCATTGCTGACTAAAACAACATCTGGCAAAACAGCGCCGCCTGTTACGCCAACAGGAATTAGCATTATTCCAAACAGCGAGACAACAGCGATCCTCAGTTGGGATCGTGCCACTGAGTTGGACGTGCTACTTGGCGGCAAAGTATTGATCCGCCACAGCACGTTGTCTGCTGGCGCTGTATGGCAAGAAAGTCAGGATATTGTGAGCGCCGCAGCAGGTAGCCAAACGCAAAAGCAAGTGCCGCTACTGGAAGGCACCTATTTAATCAAATTTGAAGATGATGGCGGCAGGCGATCTGCTGCGCCGGCTACTGCCATCGTTGATCTTCCAACGCCACAACCTCGCTTGCTAGTCAAGAGCTACAGAGAAGAGCTGGAGTCACCGCCATTTAATGGCAACGTCACCAACATGGTATACGACGCATCATTGAGCGGACTGATCCTCGCTCTTGGTGTGTTCGTTGATGATTTGGCTACTGACGGCGATTGGGACGCTTTAGGGTTGATTGATGGCACGAGCAGCAATAAAGGCAGTGGCGAATATGAGTTTGGCAGCACTTACGATTTAGGCGCCGTTTTTGATCTAAATCTGCGCAGGTATTTTGTCACGGCACCCTATCAAATTGGCGATCTTTGGGACGATCAAACTGATTTGATCGATACGTGGACTGATATTGATGGCGATGTGCTGGATCAGGTCAACGCTGTCCTTTATGTCCGTTCCACCCCAGACGATCCTGGCAGCTCGCCCGCTTGGAGCGATTGGCATGAGCTGGTCAACGGCATCACCCGTGGTCGCGCGTTCCAGTTCAAGACCATCGCCACCAGCGAAGCCGAGTCCCAGAACATCATCATCAGCGAGCTTGGCGCTGAGCTGGAGCTGCAGCAACGCACAGAATCGGTCGGCGATTTGACCAGTGGTGCCGGATCGTATGCCGTGACCTTTGATGAAGCGTTCTACCAAGCACCTGCTATTGGCATCACGGCCTACAATATGGCAACAGGTGACTACTACACGGTCACCAGCCAGACTCGCACTGGTTTCACCATCACCTTCTACGACAGCGGAGCGAACGTGATCAGTCGAGACTTCACCTACATCGCCACTGGCTACGGCAGGGAAATCTGATGGCACAACACGATTACGTCATTGCGAACCAGTCAGGCGCTGCGTTCCGTGCTGACCTGAACAATGCCCTAGCGGCGATCGTCAGTCAGAACAGCGGCACATCAGAACCC